TTCAGGAACTACCACAACTGCATTAGACCCAATAGTTACCCGTCCAGAACTAATCGCCATCTTTCAATCCTCGTAATATATTTCTACGGTTCCAATGCCGCCAGCCCCACCAGAAGCGACCACAACGCGCACGCGCCCGGATAGGATAGGTTTACACCTATCGCCGCCCGCCGTGCCAGTCAGGGCCGCCCCGTCTGCTACGGCATTGACTAGATCGCGGGGGTAGTACCAAACGTTTGAAGTCCCGGCGCTTGCTTTTGTCAATAGCGGTTTACTCCCGCCGCCTTCACAAGTTACGGTTACGGTTGCCCCGGTTGCGATAGTGCCAGGGCGGTACTCAATCGCGTACAGTTCGCCAAGAATGGCTAAAGTGTCGTTGACAGTCGCCGCGCCGCTACCGTTACAAGTAATACTCAAGGTTCTATTTTTCATTGGTTTTTTGTCCTTAGTGTGGTAACAAGTGCATCTGTCCCACCGTATCTAACGGCATAAAGAACTTCACCCGGCCCCAGGTCTAAAACAAGTGGGGGGTTTGTGCTGAGATGTATATATCCGGTTGAAGTGGTTACATTCGCATTCCCAATACAAATATTCTGACTTGTATTGACGATAACTAAAACGCCATCCTCATCAGCCGTATGAATTTGAACAGGTTCGGTAGACACTGTATATTGTCCGCTTGAAATTGCCATATTTCCTACTTTGGGGCGGGTTTTTACGCCCACCCCACTATTATCAGCTTTCGGTTACAGCAACGGGAGCAACGCCGTTGACGATCCAGTTGTTACACCAGCGGGTCGATCCGCCAGTGGCAAGAGTGCCGTTTGTACCCAGTTGGTTGTTTCTAAAAACTGTCCAACCTTGCTCGGAGTTATCATCAATGGATAGGGTCTGGGCTGAATATCCAGGCCCGATCCAGTTATCTTCGACAATCGAATAGTATGTTGAAGTACAAGCAACGTCAATTTGAATGCCAACATCACCAATGATGTAGCAACCACGAATAACCGTGTTGTGGAAGTGCGTACCGGAAACATGGATACCAATTAGGGGATCTCCACTACCTGACGCGCCGCCCCAATGGCAGTTTTCAACAACCAGACCACTCGCCCTGCCAAACGTAAACCCAGAAGCGGGGTTGGTTGCGGTGCTGTTTGAGAAGAAAGCGCAATTTACGATCTTGCTACGGAATATGTCGGCGCAATCAAAGGCTGAATATCCAGAACCAGCCTGAAACTGCAAGCCTTCCATGTACAGACCACGAACAGCGGTAGCATCAACCGCGCTGGCGGGGGTGGTGTCAGCGTCCGCGCCAATCCTGGCAATGCCTGAGCCGTTACCGCGTACTTCTGCGCCAATGCCAATCAGATCGCAGTAGCTAGGAAGGGCGGTTAGCTTTGTGTAAGCCGTTCCGGTTCCCTGAACAAAGATGCGGTTACGGATATAGTCATTAGCGTCCGTTCCCTGCAACTGTCGGTAGGCTTCGGATGCGGTGATTGCAACAGATACTTCATTCATTGCATCTTCCCAGGTCAACCCACTTCCGCCAGCCGTTCCGGTGATGTTGTTTACAAAGTAATCCCTGCCTTGATAACCAGCGCCAGGATACCCATTAGCAGAACGACCATCTGCCAGGTCTGCAAGAACTGAAACCCCTTTGCGTAAAATATAAGGTGAAGCCATTTTGTTACTCCTTTGCCTTGTCCGGGCGAGTTTCCCCGCCCGGATTTCAGGCTATCATATCGGATTTATACGGTCAGATTGTACGAAATCGCAGCGGCTTCGTCATCACGATAAGCCAAGCCCCAACGTGCCAGGGCTACGATCTCCCAACTGTCTGAATTGGCGAAGCGGGTGACTTCCATCGTCATGCGCCGCTTGTATGCCAGTTTCCATTGATCCCAACGAACGCCCAGGATTGCGCCTTTGGTGTTGTTGGTGTCGGTGTTGCCGTCAATCGTTCCAGCGGCTCCGGTCATGCGTTTTGCAGAAGCGTAGTGCATGAACCAGGACGGGATCACTTCGTAACCCCACAACTTAGTAAGCACACCACTTTCAAGGGTGGCATTCGCCCAAACGTCTTTGGTTTTCAGGCTTGATAACTTCAAAGAAGCCTTGTAGACGTTGGGGTCCACGATGAACGAACACTTTTGAAGATCGGCAGCGCCCAGGCCAGCGGTTCCCATCTTGAACATGGTTTCCAGGTAGTCATCTTCATCCAACGCGCCGCCGTCGCGGGCATTAGCCGAAGAAGCGCCATACAGCGCCAGCTTGCGGAAACCGTTTGCGATCAAGTAAACCTGCGTGGTTGGGGTCGTGTCGTTGCCGTTGATGTTGGTGCTTGCGGTCACAACGGTGTCACCGTCAATACAGACGTGATCCATCATTTCCTGTCCAGTAACAGCCAATTCGCGCCGCAGTTCAGGCACGAATGCGATCAGGCTATCTTCGACCAGTTCGCCGGTGTACATCACGCGGCATCCCATCTTTGCAAGCGTGATCTGTTTGTTCGCGGTCACGGCTTGGGAAGCGGGGACGGTAGCAACAGGAACCAGGCTGGTAGCATCGGCGCCGGTAGTTTCAGCCACTTTGTACCAGGTCGGGTTAGTGCTTTCCAGCGGGAAATACTTACTTGAAAAACCATCGGGAACAACGGTATCAGGGATGCGGGCTGCTACATTCGCATTTGCACGAATGACCTGCCACAATTCCCGTGAATATGCGGTACCAACCCACTGAGAACCAGCGCCGGAAAGCGTTGAATACATCGGATCGGTTGCGGCTTTGATAGCGTCAACAGTGGGGTCAAAACCTGCGGCGGCTTTCAATGCGCCTTTGACGTAGCCCATTGACAGGGCTTCTTCGTTGGGTTCTACCTTCGCGTCAGCGATACGCAGCGCCAGGGCTTTGTATGCTTGCTGTGACGGTTTCCCCTTTGGTGACTTCTCCTGAATGTCAATAACCATCCCGATCTCTCCGGGTGAAAGGTTGTCAAACTTCCAGGTGTCCGCAAATTCCGCTTGATAGGGTGCTTCCCCAAATGGCAGGCGGCGGGCTTTGGCGGCTTCGGCTTTCACGGCCTCGACCTGCTTGGCTACCTCAGCGTCAATTTCTGCTTGGCGCTCCTGTGCGGCTTTCTGCGCTGCTTCGCTTGCCTCAGCTTGTGCTTTCAGCGCGTTATCAATCTTGGCCTGAACCTGCTCATCAGTCAGGCCGACTTCCTTTTTGTCGTCCATTTCACTCTCCTTGTTTGGTTCGGCTTCGTTCTTTGCCGCGCTTTTCTCTAGCGCCTGTGGCTGTTCCCCGCCGATGTCAGGCAGGGATAACCCAGCCTGTTCGTAAATTGTTTTTAATGCTGGCATCGCCAGCGCCAACGGTGATGCGGGTCTTAGTTGTGAATTGCCCGCGTCCCATAAACTAACGGCTGCTAAAGGCCACACCGCTATTCTTCCAGGTTGCTTCTGATAAGGGATACGCTTGCCCCCTACTTCCAAGCGTGCAAGGTGGGCGATACTGTCAGAAGATGCAACGGCTAAACCAGCCTTCGCCGCTTCCCAAACCTTGCTTGCGTATTCGTTCAGCTTGTCCAAGATCACTCTTAGCCAGATACCATCACCGCGTTTTTCAACGCTGATGGTTTTGCCAATAATAACCGGGGTGCTTTCGTAGCCCTTGCGGTCTGTCTTTACTCCGTGATGGTAGACAATAGCAGGGGTTGGGAAGTTCTCTAGCATGAAGTCGGTCTGGTTATCGAATGACTGCTTATCTGCATCCGTCCCGAATGGAACGGCGCGGACTTCGATCTCCCAGTCACCAACTGCCTTGACTGCGTGGACGTTAGCATACAACGCCCGCAGGTGGGCTTTCGCCTTTTCTTCGCTATCGTGGCATTTCACAAGTTCCCCGCCTTCCTTATGAACACACCAGCGGTCATCGTCTTTCATGTGTTTTATTTCATACGGCATAACTACTCCAAATAAAAAAGCGCGTACAAACTAGATAATCTCTAGTCTATACGCGCCTTACTAAGCCTATGCGTTTTAGCCGCTCACACCCGTGCAGGGTCTTGGATTGGCCTATTCAGTTATAGGTATTTTACCACGTTTTTCTTGTCATCTTGCAATACAGGTCCACCCAGATCACAAGCATTACAATCAGTGATAAATAAGCTAGTATCATTTTGTACCTTTCTTGATAAACTCGTCAACTTTTCTTTGCGCTTCTTGCATCGCGCCTTTCATGTTAGATTGTACCACTTCTAAATAGTGCCGCCAGCCAGCCAACATATTATGTCTGGACGGGAACCTATCAAATGGTAGCTTGCCTTGAACTTGCGTTCTATCCCACTTACTATCTTTCTGCTCCCAGCGCCAGGACTGTGAATATTTTGTAGGGTCGTTCTTGCGCCCGATCTTCATACGTCCTGTTCTCAGCGCCCATGTCACAT